AGTTAAATCTTTATAAACTTAGTTGAAAAGCCCCCTTTTATTAGGGGGTTTTTCTTTTATATTGATATTTATATATGAATCAATGAGAGTAGTACTAAACATCATTGATTGTAGTAAACTTCAAATAACCTGAAAAGTAGTACTAAACATTTAGGAGACAAAAAATGGCAAAAAGAGGCTATCGTGGAAAACATCCACACAATGACATGAAAGTACCAAAGGAGGTTAGTTCTGGTAAATATAGTACAAAACTAACAACCGAATATAATAAATTACCAACTAAACAAAAATATTCTTACATTAGAAGTAATTATTTTTTCCCACAGGCTACAATGGTAATTTCCGGAACAGCAAATTTCGTAGAGAATAGTGCGTTT